ATTATTTTTCGCATTCGAGTTATTTGTTCTCAGTATCACAGGGGGCGTCTTCTTTTCGCCTTTGATCCTGCTGGGGACAATACCACAAACTTGAACAATACTGCTGATCCTTCGACAGTTGCGTTCACGCAGATCATTGATATTGCAGAGTCTAACGAGGTTGAGATTCGGATTCCGTGGCAACAAGCTACAAAATGGGGTCTTGTTATCCCCTGGGCCACATCTGCTACTTCGGAGTATGTTCTCCCAAATAGTGGCAGTGTGTACCCTATCTCCCTCGATATGGCTCAGTTCAATGGTATGTTCACTCTTAAGGTTCTGAATACACTTACCGCACCAATTGACACCTCAACTGTGAGTGTCCTTTTCTTTGTGCGTGGTGCTGAAAACCTAGAGTTCAGCAATCCTCGGGATCTTCCTAAGGAGATGTCTACACTTGCAATTCAGTCGCTAGACCAGCCCGACAATGGTGCTGTTGTTGATGCGACTAAGGTGAGTGAAGGCTCTCCGCACCGGTATCATCTCTACTTTGGCGAACCTGTGACTAGTCTTCGGACTTTGTTACATCGCTATTGCAGAACACTAGTGCATCGGATTGCTACATCCAATACCAACACTTTGGTGGTGAGAGGTACCTATAAGCGGTTTCCTGCCGCTCGTGGGTATGATCCCAATGGGTTCTTTAATGCTCTCTCAGCTTTGAACAACGCTAACACAGTGAAGTTCAATTACACCATCAACCATCCTATTCCCTATGTGCTTTCAGCATTTGTGGGGGTACGTGGTGGTGCCAATTGGCAAGTGGTGGTTTATCCCAACCAACCAGTCAACATGTCTATTCACCGTGATCCCACGGCGCAGACACCAGCCCTTGCACAGGCGACCACTTTCAACATTACTAACCAGTCTACACAGGATAGCGATCTCGCTAATACTCTTGTGGGAGGGCTGGGCGGCAGTTGTATGGTGCGCCAGATTGCACGCGGAGGTCTTGCAGCTACGCTGC